TGGTGGACATGCTGCTACGAACCGCTTCCCCTATCTGATGGAGAACACCATTAACGTGGGCCTCATCAATAGTTCGGCGGGCGTGGCTGCGTCTGACGTTCTTCAGGCCATCGCAGTTCCCAAGGAGACTTTGATCTTGGCTGCTGGTCTTGAGGTTCTAACTGCATTCACCTCAGATGGCACCCCAACTCTAGACTTGGATGGTGCCGGTCAAGCTGCTAACGGTTGGGCTGCTGCTTTGGATAGTACGTCTGCGGGTTACAGTACTGCTGTTTCCCCCTCTGCTACCAATCAGCGCGTTATGGTTACGGCTACCACTGGTGATACTATTGATATTACCGTGAACACCGCAGCTGCTACCGCTGGTCTTGTTCGCATCTGGGCTGTCCTGTTGGATGTGTCTGGTCACCGCGAGACTGCTACCAACTCCTAGCCACAATATTGGGGGGGTCTTTATGGCTCCCCCAGTATCCTCTAATGACCATAAGGACTTGTAATGGCTACTACAGTGACCTTTTTGACACTGGTGAATGATGTTCTCCGAGAGTTGAACGAGGTGGAGATTACTGATGTCTCGACTACTAGTGGCTTTACAAAATATGTTAACACGGCAGTCAACCGTGCCGTCCGTGATATATACAATGAAGAGATTGAGTGGCCGTTTGCTGTTCAAACTCAAAATGATTCAACTGTTGTTGGCCAACAAGACTACGACCTCCCGTCTTCATACCGCCAAATTGATTGGGAGAGTTTCTTTCTCTATTCTACAGACCTTGCTACTAATGGTGCTTTTGCTTCATCTATTACCTCTTGGACTGATAATTCTAGTGACACTGGTAGTTTTACTCACACTACTGATGGTAATGGTCGTGCTAGGCTAGCTGGTGGGGCTTCTGGTGTGGGGGCTATGGAACAGTCAATATCCACTGTTGAGAACAAAAGGTATGTTCTTGATTTTAGGATTGTAGGTGGGACAGTTAATTTACAAGTGGGTACTAGCACAGGTGCCCAAGACATTCAAAGTTCTACAGCATATACAGTTTCAGACTTGGGAGCTGGTGAGTTCCATCGTGTAGAGTTTTCCGCCACCTCCCAATGTTCATATATCCAATTTGCAAACTCTACAAATGCCAACCATGATGTTGACTTTCTCCAGGTGTTCTTCAAAGATGCACCTGTGAAACTTGAAAGTATGGACCTGGAAGAGTGGGAGAATACTAGACGGGCTGATGAGAAGTACCAAAGCCCAGCTAACTTCTCTACCCCTGACAGTGTTGTTAGGCGTCAGAATGACAAGTACTCCCTCAGCAACATTCCTGATAGTAGCCAGTACACTGTTGAATATAAATATTGGGTAATCCACACCGATGCCACTGTTAATGCCTCTACGGTGAGTATCCCAGACAGGTGGAAGGATGCCATCAGGGAGCGGGCACTTATGTACTGTTACAGGTTCAGGCAAGATATGGCAGCAGCCTCTGACAGTGAAACCAACTACAAGGATATTGTAGCAAGTATGAGGACTGAGTTAATCCAACGTCCACAAAACTTCCGGGCACGTTAATGGCTACAACCGCTGCACACAAGCTTGTAACTTCTGACCTAATTAAGGCACACGGCGGTCTTGTAACAAACGAGAACGTGTTGCGGGAAAACAAGAGTGAGGCTCTCAATCTCCTCAATTATGAGGTAGGCTTGAATGGTGGCTACCGTCGTATTACTGGGCACTCCAAATATTCTTCCACTGAGGTGTCTGGATCTGGTGTAGTCTTGGGTGTCAAAATATTCAACTCTGGCGTAGTAGTTTGTAGATTGAATACAGTCTACTTTGGGACGGGGACAACTTGGGCCACTGTAGCCACTAGAACAAGTGCAGGGGTGTACGACTTTGATATATATAACTGGGATGGTACCGCTAATATCGTCATGTGTGATGGTGTCAACCAAGCCGCTATTTACGATGGTTCTACCTACACTCTTCTCAACGGTACTAATGCTCCCACAAACCCTGGAATTTGTGCTGCCCACTCTGACCACCTGTTCTTCGCAGGAGAGAGTGCAAACCTTGGCCTCATCACCTTCACCCAGCCCTTCTCTGACACAGTTTTTGACCCAGCACAGGGATCAGGAACTATTCAGGTAGGGGACACTATCATTGATATGGTGTCTTGGAGGGATCGCCTTATTATTTTATGTAAAAACTCCATCCACCAGCTTGTAGGTACATCAGTTGCAGATTTTCAGTTGAAGAGGATTACAGACAATATTGGGTGTTTGGCAAAGGGGTCTGTCCAAGAGATTGGTGGTGATGTTATTTTTCTAGCACCGGATGGTATCAGGACAATAGCTGGTACTGAGAAACTTGATGATGTTGAACTGGGGAGCATCTCCAGGAATATCCAGCCACTCATCAACGACATGTCCACCATCTCCAACTTCTCCAGCACCGAGATTAGTTCAGTTGTGATCAGGGAGAAGAGCCAGTATAGATTATTCTACCCGGTGTCTAGTGTGAGTGTAGCTCAGAGCAAGGGTATCATTGGTGCCATCCGACGCAGCCCTGATGGGAATGTTGGTTGGGAGTGGTCTGAGATGAAGGGGGTTAAACCCCGAGTGTGTGACAGTAGCTATGTGGGAGATGCTGAGATAGTATTACATGGTAGCTATGCCAACGGGTATATCCACCAACAAGAGAGTGGGGATGACTTTGACGGCTCCAGTGTCCAGTCAGCTTACCGGACACCAGACTACTTCTTCGATGATATTACAATAAGAAAGACCCTCCACTCAGTCCGTGTATTCTACAGTGTAGAGGGTGATGTCAGCATTGGTATGAAGGTCTATTATGACTACAACAAAGCTGGCACTGAACAGCCCACTCAATATACTCTTGTAAACAGTGGTGCCGCAGCTATTTATGGCATTTCATTTACATATGGGGCATCCAAATACGCAGCCACCTTTGAGCCTAGTACCAGACAGAATGTTGAAGGGTCAGGGTTCACAGCCGCCCTAGAATTTGTGACAGATGATACCAAGTCTCCCCACTCCATTGAGGGATTTGTGATTGAATACGTTCCATATTATCGGAGATAAAAATGGGTACTGGATATACAAGACAGTCTGACACTGAGATCATTGATGGCGAGGTTGCTGATGCCAGTGATTTCAACAATGAGTTTGAGGCACTTGAAGATGCCTTTGACGGTACCTCTGGCCATAGTCACGATGGGACTACTGGGGAGGGACCAATTATTACCGTCCCTGGTGGTGGGACTGGTGTTGCCACTCTAACTGATGGTGGGGTGTTGTTGGGGTCTGGCACTGGTGTTATAACGGCAACGGCAGTGTTGGCAGACGGTGAGATGCTTGTAGGTGATGGTACAACTGACCCTGTCCTTGAAAGTGGTGCAACCCTTAGAACTAGTGTGGGGGTGGGTACTGGTGACAGCCCCCAATTCACCGGAATTGAACTGGGCCACGCGAGCGATACGACAATCGCAAGAGCATCTGCCGGTGAGATTTCTGTAGAAGGTACACAGTTAGCAAAATTGGACGGCAACCTTCAAGATTTGGATACTCTCGGCGCAGCATCATCCGATGGGGAGTTTGCAGTAGCCACTGGCGCTGGTGCTTTGGCCTGGGAGAGTGGGGCTACACTCCGAACGTCTGTTGGTGTTGGTACTGGGGATAGCCCGCAATTCACCGGGATCGAATTGGGCCACGCTAGCGACACAACAATTGCACGGGCATCCGCTGGTGAGATTTCTGTCGAAGGTACACAGCTAGCAAAACTTGACGGTAATCTCCAGGATTTGGACACACTCGGCGCAGCATCATCTGATGGGGAGATTGCGGTTGCTACTGGTGCTGGCGCCCTTGCCTGGGAGAGTGGTGCTACTCTACGAACGTCGGTTGGTGTTGGTACTGGAGACAGCCCGCAACTTACCGGAATTGAACTGGGCCACGCTACTGATACCACTATTGCACGGGCATCTGCCGGTGAGATTTCTGTCGAGGGCGCACAGCTAGCCAAAGAGAGTACGGTAACAGCACTAGCAATTGCCTTGGGATAATATAGAAAGAGAGAGAGAAAGTCATGGCCAATACATTCAAGGTCGTCACAAAGGCGAATGTAACAACTTCAGACGTTATTTATACCGTTGCCGCTAGTACGACCACCGTTGTTCTCGGGCTTATGCTTGGAAACACAACTGGGGCCGCAACAACTGCCACTGTGACATTGGGGTCTGATACTGCCGGGCGCTCAGGGAATAACGATGAGGCAAACCAGACGGTTGAACTGGTCACGAGCGTGCCTGTGCTTGGAAACGCAACGCTAGAGCTGCTTGCGGGAAATAAGATCATCTTGGAAGCTACAGATACACTCAGTGTGTCGGCTGGAGCGTCCACCGATGTCACCCTATCTATTATGGAGATAACGTGATGCGTTATATTGGGACAACTCCAAACCAGTACGGTGATACGCTTCTCACATCTGATGCGAATGACCAGATAAATGTCAAAGTCGCTGGTGCTGAGGATTTCAGGATAGCTGCCAATACACTAAGTGTGTTATCTGGCACGACCCTCAATATTGATAGTGGCGCGACCATAGCGAACTCAGGGACTGCTACGGGGTTTGGCAGCGGCCTTGCTTCTGGCGATGTAATTCCAGCGGATGATGGATCAGTTGGTGCGCCAGGATTATCGTTTGCCGATGATACAGACAACGGCATATATCGCATTGGCGCGAACAATTTCGGCGTGGCTGTTGGTGGTGCCCTGGCGATGGAGTTCGACCCTATCGGTGCCGTGCAGCTACCCCTTCAGCCCCTGGTCATAGCCGAGGGCGTGAGCCAAACCGATGTCACGGGTGACGGAACGAATTACACCATCCTGTTCGCGACGGAGATCAAGGACCAGAACGCCGACTTCTCGTCGCCCACGTTTACGGCTCCAGTGTCGGGCAGCTATCAAGTCTCCGTTTCAACTAAATGCCAACAGCTCGGCGACGGGCACACACTTGGTCGGCTGTCCATCGTCACATCCAACAGAACGTGGGGCGAGGGGCGCGGCGACTTTGGTGTCCAGCGCGACAGCGGCAACGAGTTCGCCTCTGAGGTCACGGCTACTGTGGACATGGATGCCGCCGACACCCTGACCACCACCCTGCTGATAACCAACAGCACGAAGACAGTCGACATCGGTGGCTCGACGAGCCAGTGTTTCCTGACCATCGCCCTAATTGCATGAGGACGCCATGACCCTAAAAGTCACAGTCAAGTACAAAGGCCAGTCGTTCACTCGCACCATCAGCGGCACTGACCTCCAGGCGCTGGAGAACGACCTCCGCGATGTCGGTGACATGGACGATCCCAGCGACATCGTTGGTTGGATATTCGCTGGTCCGTTCCAAGGCAAGATAAACAACTGTGCCAAGAGGATGGCTAAGGCCGAGGTTGACCGGCTCAAGGCTGACCCCGCCGTTGACACCATGCCAGCAACAGATGATGCTCTTGTTGAGTCTGCTGCTGCCGCGCCGGGGTACAAAAACCGTTCAGCACGGGATGCTGAG